CTCCCACTTGGGCGACAGCAACCCCCCCCGTCGGAACATTTAAGTTAGTAGTGAGTACTGTCTCGAGTCCGAACTTGTCACTGCCACTGTCGTCAACACTAGTATCCATCCCCGTGGCTTTGTATAACGAAATACTACAGCCATTCGTCTGGGCCACACTCCAATCAACTACAATATCGGCGGTAGTCCCTGTTGTTAGCGTCCCAAAATGGATTGCAGTAGCCACTTGGGTTTGTGCATTTTCTGTAACAGCTTGCACAGTAGCTTCCCCACCCACAGTAACGCTGTTTACCGTGTCACCTGTGCCAGCCCTGAAACCGCAAATAGCTACAATGATCTGCCTGTCAGCAGCCGCAGTTCCTATGGCTTGACTAGAGAATGTGTACGTCGAAAGGCCTGACGCATTATATGTTGAAGTTGTGAACTCAAGAGTAGCTTGACCCGCAGCACCTGCCCCCACAAAGCTTCCACCAATCTTTCTCATATCCATCCTACCAAGAAACATAGTAGGCTCTGAACGAACGGCCCCGGCGAGGCCGCCCGCTTTATCCCCAACTCTACCTAGACCAAAGCGTCTTACCATTACGACGCGCTCCTATTAACGTAACCAAAGATGTGCATGGCATTCGCAACAGTAGCATATGCCTTAATGACAAGTTCATTCTTTAGTACAAGACCAGGCGCAACCAAGTGCAGACCGTCAGTCTCAGCAGTTACGCAATAATTCCACTCAGTACCTGGTCCTGTGCTTCCCCATGATATACTAAGCGTCCTATCCGTGGTCGCTGTGTTATAAGCCCATAAGAAGATTTCATCGACACTCTGTGCAGAGCCGGTAACAGCGGTATGGATAACAGTTCCGGCAGTCGCTGATGTTCCTGTTACCTGGATACCCTTGCCATCAGTAGAACCAGACAGGATGATTTTAGAGAACGTAGCCATAATACCTCCTACGTATTAAACATTTGAGTTGCTATGATAGAGCTTACGTCACTTGCACCAGCAAGGCCAGAAATAGTACTGTTTATAGATGCTATTGTATCGTCGGGATCTATGTACCACTCAGTTTCGCCTGTTATTTGCTTGATGAGGTAACGAATACGCTCAAGTTCACCCGCTAATGTAGTTGCTTGACTTTCGGACGCAGCGGGGTAAGGGTCCGTAGTAGTTTTCATTTCCGCCACTGACGAGGAGTAATCATCCATCTGACTTGTGACATGATTATCTATATGGTTTTGATGATCTGTGTTGTATATACTAGCGGTTAGGGTAGTACCCGTTGCGCGCGTAGTATGTGAATATAAACCCGCCATATCTACCCTCTATCCTTAAAAGAGATTTTTTTGAAACGCGTTGGACTTCTATGCGCCAAGGTACCCCAATTAACGCCATCTACAGGACCACGCCCTTTTTCTTCATCCCCAACCCAGTCGTCCATATCTGTAGCGTATATTTCCTCAAGATCTGCTGACTGCATTTTGGCTATGCAACTATTACAAGCGCATGTAACATGAGCAGAGCCATCATCAAACTCTATTAGGATCTCCCTATAGTTACTTGTCTCAGCTAGTATAAGACGTTGAAAAATAACTATCTTTCCATTGATAGTTTTACTTTCCTCAAACCGATCATCAGGAATAAGTGATTTTATCTTACAACCACACATTTTGCAATACACGGCATCTATTAAAGAATCACACTTTTCGTTGTGTTCTATGTAGTCGCGCTTATTTATGCAACAATTAGGCCCCTCTTTGGCCTTAGCAGCAGTGATACGATTCAACATTTTCTGTTTGTCAGCAGACATTAGGGAACTCCATCATCTGAGCGGGTAAAGTATAAGAGGAACTTAGCTACAGAAAAGTCCTGTGCGTCGCCACTATTACTACCCTTTATGGATAATCTTCGTCCACCCCCTGTTATGCGTTTCTTCTTATTTAGGATAGCACTTCCAGCAAGGACGTCGGTTCCCAACACGAACGTACCAAGAGTAGCTCCCGCAGTTCCCATATTGAATTGTAATGTTTCCTGCAACACGGTATCCCAGTTCATATCTACAGAAAGGTTCCAATTACCCTTAGGTTCTACTACTAACTCCAAGAAACAGCCACTTTTATCTATAGATGCAAGCGAAGGATCCATAAATGCAAGATCGTTATGAGCTGACTGAAACTCACCAGCATACCCAGAACCTGCATCCGATCTAGCGTCTTGATCCATTTTATATACAAAGCCTGCATCATCTCCAAACATAAGACGAGGTGTTCCACTTTCCTCTCTAAGCCATAAAGAAACAGCAGTATCTCTATCCGAGGAGCGCAGCCGAGGTTGTCCTGCCTCAACATCTATAACCAGACGTTGATTATTCGTAGTGGCACCTAACCCAGTACATGCTATATGTAACTCCCTCTTGTGAGGATAGTTAATCATTCTCCATGTTCCTTTATTACTTAAATTTAGATTATCTCGAATAAACGTGTTTATGTCACTAATATCTCCAAGAGATCTAGCACCTATATTACCAAAAACTTGCACAGAAGATACTAACCAGAGAGTGCCGGCCTCATCTATGAACGCAATATCCTCATCCATGTGAGCCATAGTACCCACAGCGGCTGCGCCTATTGTAGTAGATATCTGAGAAACCTTCCAATTAGCTACAGTAGGATTAGTAGTATCTACGGCATAAATACCTCTGGGGCTCTTAAACACGACGAGCAAACCCTTAAACGAAAACATACCAACAATGCCGCCGCCACCATCACCAGGATATATGGAAATGGTTCCGGAGCCATCACCTGTCCAGTCTTCATGGTCAGTGGTCCTACTATAATAAGCTCTATGAGGATCGTTAGGATTTCCTCCACCCCATATCCTACCTTCATGAGCGGTAGCACAGACAGGTTGATCACCTCCAGACCAATCAACAGGGGGCGTGGCTAAGTTGCTCGTAGTGGCTCCATCAGCAGATAGTACTTGAACAACGTTAGCTGCTGAGAAAATAAAGAGCTTTTGATTATTAGCCGCAACTTCTTTTCCCCCCTGAACAAATATAGGTGAGGTGGCACCTGACACAGTTAAGCTACTCTTAAGCGTGACAGGAAAAGTCCCATCACCTGAGTCTTTCAGAAGCTTACCATTACTCGTAAATACCACCATTCGTTGAGTAGATCCGTCATGATTCCAATCTATACCTTGAAGAATAGAGGGAGTGGCTGATATAGCATTACTGTTATATTTAGCCGTGCCGCCCTCTTTGCGGAGTGTTCCATCCTCGTACGTAAGGTTATTAGCAACAATAAGCTGCTGTTCGCTTATTTGCGACTGGTTCTTATTTCCAGTAAGCCCTTGCATACCTATAGGAAGTTCCGCTATTTGACCAGTAAAACCCATAACTACCCTATAATAAGACCACTTTCTGTACGTAGTGGTGCAGTGAATCTATCAAGCTCTTTCTGCCTCGTAACAATCTTACCAAACATATTGCCACCCATAAAGCTCATACGCCGTCTATTTTCTTTTGCCATCGCCACAAGACCACGTTGAGCTAGGACCATTGTATCTCCTACGCGAGTATCATCCTTATCTGCATAAATGAACATAAGCGCCCAATCCGCCAAGATAAAGCGATATTCCCTAGGTACTAAAGGTTCGTTTGAGTCGTCTGCTAAATCACTAGGCTCAGCAGCATACTCATAATCTATCTTAATAAGATCAGTGCTGCTTGATCCTCCGTAGTGAGAAAAGCGTACCTTGGATTGAGATAAAAAAGCAAAGTTCTTAGGCACACCTGCGGCTGTATGGTTAAGAGGATACTTTTCTGATAATGAATTTAGGTCGATTCCAGGAATTTCTTTACGTCCATCCTGAAACGCCTTCATAGGAGATGAGAGATAAAGCACATCTCCTGCAAGATCATAATCGAGATGCATAACTTTGTAGGAGGCAGTAGCATCAGTACTTCCAGTGTACACACTTTCAAGTGTAGCACTCGTCTGTCCCGCGCTATGAGCAGATATAACAAACACATCCGCGTGATCGTCTATCTTAATATGACGACCCGCAACAGAGGGGGTAGGACCAGAGCTGAATGTAATAGAAGTGCTGTTATTAGTAACGCTCACTGTTCCTGTGTCAATAACAGGGTCAAGAGTAAGCACTCCTTGATCATCCTTCCTAATCCACCACCACGTTTCGTGTACTTCGGGATCAAGAGCACCTCCACCCTTCCAGATACCCTGATACGCTCGGTTTAGGTAACGAATAGCTGCGGCGTTAAAGTCGGACGTGCCATCAGTCTTCTCACCTGCTCTATTCAGAATATCGTCGAGTAGATCGGCTGATGTAGTGTAGTTAGCCATATCTTATATTATCCCTTTACCAACCATTCATTAAGAATACATAAAGCATTCCAACTGATACAGAACCCCAGAGCCATTCACCTATAGTGCCACCACCATTGATACCTAGCAGGGATGTGACCCACTGGGGTGATTGACGCGCTCCGTCATTAGGTTGTATAAGCCATCCCACGGCATAGGACAATGCCTTGCCAACACCAACTACCCAATACCAAGTAGGATAGCCTATAAATGCTAGGGCGATACTTACAGGAACAGTAAGAGTAAGTCCAGTGAGGGCCATACCCACGAAATCCCGCACATAATTAGGACCGTCGGTTTCACTTAGGCCTGGAATAACATTTAGGACTGGGGCAAAGAACTCGTTATCTTTACCGGGACTTAGGGCTAAGTCCATGTAGGAACCATGACCCATCACGATACCCCACCACGGCAACACTACGCCGATTAGAACCGCCGGTAAAATAGCAACCCCAGCAAGCCACAAAGCGAGGACGTAGCAAGCAGCCATCATCAGGCGTTTCACCACCTTGGGAAGTTTAAGCCAGCCAGGCCAACCACCCTTCATCCTGCCAACGACGCCACCTAAGATAAATAATCCAACCGCAGTCATTTACTCACCCCTAAGCTCTGCTAATTGCTAAACATCTGAGAAGCAACAACGTTGCCGGTATCAGTTATAACCCTGCTAATTAACTCATCTCTAGTAATCTTTTTTGTTGCTGATGCATCTATATCAACAACGGGGAAAAGATCGCCAGATGCTGTATTTACGCCTGTTATTGATGTTAAGTCTGATATTTTAGAAGAAGCCATTGCTCACTCCATTAGTAAGGCATCGCCATTCTCACGAAGTAGAACATCTCCACTTTCCATGAGCAAATAGTCAGGTAGGTAGCCGGAACGTATGCTTCTTATACGCCTAGCTTTAGCTCTCTTCTTAGCCCATCGCAGAAGGTACGACACTTACCTAGCCACTATAGATACATACGGTGTTGCACCACCAGTTACGGTACTCGCCCTAGGTCTTACATATATAGGAGTTGTTCTGCATGTAAACAGCTTCCCCGTAACAGCACTATTTGTGTTCATCGCACCTGATGTTACACTCTCAAGAACATGGTATGGACCCGTCGCCAGTAAAGCACCCTCAACGAGGACGTTAGTACTACCTCCTGTAGGCCCAAACACCTCTACCGTCAACTCAACATAGTTGGAAAGAACAGCAGGGTTGCCAAAACCAGTAGCTGTGGCGGCGAGAGCAGTAGTGGCCGACCAATCCCATACCTGTCGGTATACTCCTCTACTTACATACTTACCATCAGAAATAACAATCGCAGTAGCCATTTAATTCTCCTATGACGGTCGTTTATACCCTGGAGCTGCTTCTTCTACCTCGCCCCTGCTAACATACCTCCCCATTTTTTCCTTAAGTGTATTAAGATCAGGAAGTCCTTTCTTGGTCCAATGAGAGTCCTCACCAGCCTTCAACTCATAAACTTCGTCAACCAGTGTACGGATTGGCTCATCTTCGATCCTCACCTGTGGAGGTTCCTCCTTAGGTTCCGGTTTATCTTCAGCTCCCTCCTCAGGAAGCACAAGACCTACGTTCTTCCTGCCTTCCTCATTCATTTTCCGCGCCTCATTCCAGACCCAACTAGGCACATCAGCGATGGCGATAGGATCACCTCCATCAGTATAAAACCGACCATTCTGACAGTTAACTGGAAAATTACCCTCAGAGATCCAGCGAACATAAGGATTCTTGCCTGTCAGAATCATTCTCTGAGATAACTTATCTTTCCGCATCTTGTGAACTTGGTCTATTGAAAGGCCCATTACTTTGACTCCTTCTGTCTACGCTTTCGCTGTTTCTCTTTCTCAACGTCCTCCGCTACTTCTTCCTTTCTATGATACCCATAGAGAGTACGCCTAATAGTGCCGTCAGGTTGAGGTTTCACCGTGTTTGCGTAAAGCAGAGTGGTGTCCCCCGGCAAACGGTGGCACATACCTAAACTCTTGAACATGCCGAGCAAATAGGCAACAGCCTGTCCACCCTTCTCGGAAAAGTTGCCGTTTGGATACACAAAATCTCCTCCGTAAACGGTAAGTTCCTTCACTCCAGTATGTATAGCATATGCAACCATGTAAGCTATCGTGTTCTGTGTAAAGATGTCATCCTCGATGGTCTCCATGACTTCGTGCAGAGGATAGGGAATGGACATAGGATAGTCGGGATAAGGAGTGCTTGTGATAATAGGTCTATCATGGTTCTTGAGAAAGTTAGCATACGATTTATTCCTCTTTTCCAACCACTTAAGGTCATCCATACAAAAAACTTTGTCATGCACAAATCCTCTTAGTCCTCGATTAACAGTCCAAACTTCGTCGAATGGACTATTCATACCACCGTTACTCATTTGCTCCATAATGAAGCTTTTCGCACTCGCCCCGAGAGCCACGATCGCGACTCGGTCGGGACGGGTCAGGAGAGGGTCTATGAAAAGACCCTCATCCTTATCCGCTCGATTCTTCTTCATGTTATTTTCCTTATTGATAGAAAGTTATTACCAACCAACAGCCTCTACATACATAACTGAGCTTCCAGCTGATGAAAAAGCTGAGGGCTTCCAGGTTGTAGGAAGTTCACCCTGCATAACTGGGGCGGCATTATTAGTACTAGTAGCACCTGTCTCCCAATAGCCATGTATACTATGTTCAGTAGCTACATAGTTCCAACGGATAGAACCAGCTGCGCCAGTAGCACCCGAAGGAGGGTAAAGCCCTTGAGTAATAATAACATAGTCAACGTTCCTGACCATGCCTAGTGAAGTAGGGAGAGGCCATCCTCCTGAGGAGGGATAAAACCTAGCTCCTGTATTAGAAACCAGCTTGCACCGATTTCGTTTCTTCTTGCCCCAGATTGCACGATCTTCGATCGTTACAGTCCAGCAAGTTGCAGTAAGTGCTGCCATTTACTTTCTCCTTTACCCTCTTATTAGCCCTCCCCCTTTCGGGATACCAGGGGTTACTAACGCTAAGAGAGTTGGGTTGACATTACGTAGCGGCCTGCATAGTCGTTACGTTTCCTGGCTCTTCCCAACGAGGCTCTACATAAAGCATAGCTTTCGCATAGACACCAGCAGTAGCAGCTGTAGTTGCGTGAACTTCACACTGCATACCTGGCTTCAGCTCAATGTAATAAGTCGGTCTGTGATAGATCGAAGTATGCCCATGAGCACCACTAGGAAGAGAAATGGTGAACAGATGCGTAGGAGTACCAGGGGTACTGATGTCTCCTTCGAACCGAACACCTACCGGAGCGCCGCCGAAAGCACCAGTTGCCTGAGCACCAACACGAACCAAACCGGCTCCACGAATGACGTGGGGAACAAAACCTGGCCCCCAAACACCCGCTACTGTAGTCACGGCGAGATCAAGACCATTCATTACTGCTGTAGCACCGGCAGCAGTTGCTCCCTGTGCCGGAACTATCTCGACCTCATATTTACTATGTGTATAAGCCACCTATAGTCTCCTATAAATACATCCACCAAGGATGCCTCTTACGAGGAAGTTACGTGAACAATCCGGGCCTGACCGGCGTTGGCCGTATCCCAGATAATACCAAAGTTCAGGATGCCATACCAAGCAACAGCGCGGGAGCGACCGAAGTCACCTTTTGCTTCAGCCCGAAGTTCCGGGGTAAGCACCTCTGCCATAGCGATATTATCCTGACCAAACACAACACCTTCACCAAGCACCGAACCGGTACCCTTCTTTGCAAGAGCGTTAGCATGGTTAGTTTCAACGTGACGGATGTTTTCAACACGTCCAATCTCGTTGTTATACTTAGCCTGGGGGTCGGTATACTTATGCCATTCCTCCCAAGCTGGATCCCTCTTGATACCTCGAAGACCCAACGTACGGAAAATAGCTACGTAGTCGTCGCCTTCAAGTGGAGGGGTTTGGAGGGTATCAAAGAGGTAATCACGAACCTCCTCAATATGATAAACATTCCAGTTGGCCGTCGCACTTGTACTCGCGGTACCATCGGTATCGAAAGTGCCAGCTGCTACGCCGGTAGGAATGTACTTAACCTGAGCCGTTTTGAAGGCGGTGGCAGCTTTAGTGTCGAGAACCTGACCCATCTGGTCACGAAGCCGACGCTGGACACCATTCTCCAAGTCGAAAAAGGTAAGATCCTCAGCAAAGGACGTAAAGGGAACGGCCCGACCAATCTCGTTCACGGTGATCGAGGTGGTAGAGATACTGTACGTATCTTCCGGGATGCGCTCGCCTTCTGTCAAATCTGCAGAGGTCGGTTCAGTCATGGTCGCAATACGCGTCAGCGTGACGGTATCGCCCATCTTTCTGCCGTATCCATCTACGGACGAAACAAAGTCCATGAACACGGCGTTCTCCAGGGCAGCCATATAAAGTTTACGCGACATGGCGTGAGACTTAAAGACGCCCGAAGGAGCATCGAATTGCCACTGAAATTGGGCCATTTATGATGCCTCTCTATTTTTCTGAAGCCTTTTCTTTTTACGCTCTTTTAAGGCATCAGATAATGAATACAACCGCCCTGTCTCCAGTCCCTGCGGCGTACCGTCGGGAGAGGGAAAATTGGACGAACCACCGGAGCCGCCTTCCAAGGAGGATTCACCCTCCTCGTTATTCTGCGCGTTCCTACCTTTATTCATGAGTTTCAAGATGCCACCCTTCACTAGCTTAGCGAGCTCATCTCGCGCCTTCTTGCCTTTAAGATTGGATAGTCCATCAAGATGCTTATTAAGAGTAAAATCTACATAGTCTTTCTCATCTACCAGTTCTGGATGCTCTCCATAAAAATCCTCCCAGAACATTTCTTTAGCACGTTCGGCTTGGTAACGATCCCTCATCTCTGAGGAAACTTCTTTCTTAACACGCTCTGCGTGGAGATCAAGAGCCCTCTTTGGATCTGTGAAAAGAAGAGTCTCAATATCCTCACTCTCGTCCTCAGTTATAACACTCCCTGAGATTGGTTCAGCTAAGGGAGGATTAGCACGAAGAGATGCTAACTCATCTGCAGTACGTTCCTCCTGAGATCTATATGAAGCTGCTGCGTCCGCAGGTAACATATATCGTACTCCGTCAATAAGCACTTCCTCAAGATCATCAGCAACCTGAGCAGGTTCCTCATTTTCCGCCTCATCTAAGGGAAGATCAGTTCCTATATGACTGTCGTCAACTGGAGCATCCTCACCAGGGGCGCGATCACCTTCCTCGTAAGTTTTCTCAACAGTTTCTTTAACTTTCTTCTTAGCCATTTCCAAGTTCCTTCTCTGCTTCCATTACGCCTCTACGAATTGTGCTTTCGATATATTCACGAAACGCCCGTAGAGCTGAGATTTCGCCTACATTACCGCGCATCATATCATCGGTCAATCCATCAGCCCGGTATGCAGCTACCATTCTGTTTAGTATATCTTCCTCTTGATCTATTAGGTATTCGTCTACAGAGCCACGAACAATCCGAGCACGTTGGCCCTCATGTACTGTTTCAAGAGTTTCGTCTATGTCGAGGTCTTTATTCATTTTATTTCGCTCCTTTCTGAGGTTTTGTACTGTTATCCGGCATCAATCAAACTCTCTTACATCGCCAGTCATAGTCATACCATTAGGTAGCCAAAGAGAGTCACTCTTCCGTCGACCCTCCGCCTTTTGGATACGATCCATAGACATAGCCATCATCTCAAGAAAAATGTCAACTGTTTTCTCAAGAAAGTCAACCCGCTTGTCAAGGGCTTCTCTAGGTATACGGTCCTTATTCTTGTGGAACCATACAGCCGTATCAATCATTCTTCGTTCAAGAGGGAGACAGGTGTTAGTGGACATTACCTCCAGACGGCTGATAAGCTCCTTTGTTATTTCACTCACCTTTTATTAACCTCCTTAGTCGGTATTTCACCTTCGTAATTGAGTAACCATAAAGCGAATAAGCGATGAACTCCATCTACTATTTTACCATCCTGATCGTGTATGATAGGTTCTTTAAGTCCGTTCTCTTTAATATCCATAGCTAAACGGAAAAGAGATGGACATTCACTAGCAACACGATCCCAGTCAACCTTAGCAGGACCAACTCTGAATAGTTTCAAAAGAGTCGTCAATGATTTATCGTCAATGACCCGCACTAATAGTTCCACGCCTGTAGTCAGATCCTTGGCGTGGCCAGCGATGACCAACGCCGCGGCGCTGTTGAGAAGCACAAGATTGCGTAGGGAACCATTCTCACCATCCAAAAAGGCACGCATCATGGCAACGTTTTCCTCCACCTTACCACTCAGCAGGGCTTCGGACGAGGAGTCAGAGAGTCCGGCCTCCTCCGGTGTCACCTCGAAACGGGAAACGCTTCCCTCCTTCAGTTCGGCGTCGAATGTTGGTCCGGTAGTAGTAACGCCATCCCTGCCGTTACTACCATGCACCACCCAAGGCAAATCCATTTTATTACTTCTTTCCAACTAAGCTAGGTACCATTTTCAACCTCTTCTCTCGCAGCTCTTTAAGTTGCATCTTCCCGACGTCTTTTCGAAAAGAGCTTT